CAGTCTGTGCTAAACAAGCATTGGCCTAGTGTACCTAAGTTCTCTGATATTGCAAACCTTGTCTACCTTGAAGGTGGTATCTTGCATGATGACTTGGATGGACTGACAGTCTTTACCAAGGTTGATGTGATCACTGGTGGGTTCCCTTGTCAAGACATCTCCTTGGCCGGTAAAGGTGCTGGTATAGAAGGAGAACGTTCTGGCTATTGGAAGCACTACAAGAGGCTTATCCAAGAAATCAAACCAAAAGGGGTTATCATTGAAAACGTCTCCGCCCTTCGCAATAGAGGATTGGACCGAGTGCTTCAAGACCTCCATGAGGTCGGGTATGATGCAGAATGGCATTGTATCCCAGCTTCCCACCTTGGTGCCACTCACCAACGGGACCGCATATGGATCATTGCCCACAGTCGCAGCTTCAGAGGGGAAAGACTCAAGTCGTTGGAGTGTATTGGCACGTCTGGACAAGGGTGGGAGGGTCGCAAGACGAATTTGCAGCGCATCTACAGTAACCCCTTCGGACGATCCGATAGTATCCCTCAACCCTTGCTTCGCGGAATGGATGTTCGACTTGCCGGAAGGGTGGACAGACTTAAGCAAGTAGGCAATTCTGTCTACTGGCCTATTGTCCAAGGGCTTGGGCTTCACCTACATAGGAACTTGGTAGATGGGTAAACGTTCGGACTTCCCAAAGGTAGCCAAGGACTTCTATGCCACGACAGACCCTAAAGCAGTAGAACCCCTTATCCCTTTCATTAGGGGTAAGACTTATGCAGAACCTTGCTACGGTAATGGGGACTTGGAAGACCTTCTGATGGATGTAGCTATATGCCAATGGCGCAGTGATATTAGAGATACAGTTTCTAGCTCTAAAGTTATGGATGCTCTGTCTTTGACTAAAGAGCAACTAGAGGGTATCGACTTGATTGTGACCAATCCGCCCTTCACTAGAACTATCCTGATGCCTATGTTAGACCACTTCATTACCTTGAAACCTACTTGGTTGCTGCTACCTGCTGACCTGATGCACAATGTTTACTTCGGTGAGGCTATGCGTAGGTGTTCTAAGGTTGTGTCCATAGGGAGACTGAAGTGGATCAAGGACAGTCCCCATGCCAGTGTAGATAACTTCTGCTGGTACTTCTGGCCGCAGCATTCAATCCAACAAGAAACCGTGTTCAAAGGAAGAAGCAAGTGATGGAACTGATTGACTTGGAAACACTAAAGTACTGGGACCCTCGTGACATGGAACCCCGTAAGACACCTACAGAGATGGTTAAAGAGTACGCTAAAGTAAGTGGTCAAGTCCCTGATGTGAAACTCTATGACAGGCTCATTGATGAGGAGTTTGGAGAGTGGTACACAGAGACAGAGTGTGGCTTAAATTTAATTGCCTCTGGGTCAGGATTAAATACTTCTGGGGAAGACTACAACCCTGCTGCTGAACTGAAAGAACTAGCAGACCTCTTGTATGTCATCTACGGCTATGCTAATGCTCGTGGGTGGGACGTAGAAGAAGCCCTAAAGCGTGTCCATGAGAACAACATGGGGCGTATGTACCAACCTGATGGTACCATTAAGCGTAGAGCAGATGGTAAGATCGAAAAGAACAAAGCCTATCCGAAAGTATCCTTGGAGGACCTTGTAAAATGAAGTTCTTTATCCCTTTCTTGACCCTCCTCTTCATTGGGTTGAAACTGACAGGCTACATTGCTTGGTCTTGGTGGTGGGTGCTTAGCCCCTACTGGATTTCACTTACTGCGGCCTTTGTCATTGTCTTGGGTATGCATTACCTTACTAAAGTCTATGGCAAATGACAGTACGAGAGTTGATCAACAAGCTAGAAACTATCAAGGACAAGACTGTACCTGTCGTGTTGGTGCAATGGTCTATCCAGAACCCCTTATGCGCCAAGGCTGATGTGACTACAAATAGGATTGTGGTTCAAGCCCACCGTGTTGCAATCATCACAGACTAAAAGAACCTAAAGAAAGAACAATATGAATAACTACCTGCCTACAGACTATCAGTCCTTCATCGCAACTTCGCGTTATGCCCGTTGGATTGACTCTGAGAATCGTCGTGAGAACTGGGGGGAGACTGTTGGCCGCTACATGATCAATGTTGTAGATAAAAGGCTGGACAGAAATGACCCCGAAATTAACAATACTGCTTCGGGAATCGCTGACGCCATTCTTAACCTTGAAGTCATGCCCTCAATGAGAGCACTAATGACGGCTGGTCCTGCTCTGGAGCGTGACAATACTGCTGGCTACAACTGCTCCTACCTTCCTGTAGATGACCCCAAGTCCTTTGATGAGGCTATGTTCATCCTGCTCTGTGGTACAGGTGTGGGGTTCTCTGTAGAGCGTCAGTACATCAGTAAGCTCCCAGAAGTACCCGACCAGATGTTCAAGAGTGAGACTATCGTTGTAGTCAAAGACAGTAAAGAAGGTTGGGCTAAAGCACTACGTCAACTCATTAGCTTGCTGTATGCTGGTGAGATTCCCCAATGGGATGTGTCTAAAGTACGTCCTGCTGGTGCTAAACTCAAGACCTTTGGTGGCCGTGCTTCTGGTCCTGCCCCTCTGGTAGAGTTGTTCAACTTCACTGTTAATACCTTCGTCAATGCCAAGGGACGTAGGCTCTCCTCTATTGAGTGCCATGATCTGATGTGCAAGATTGGTGAGGTTGTTGTAGTTGGTGGTGTACGCCGCTCTGCTATGATCTCCCTGTCTAACCTGTCAGATGATCGTATGCGACATGCCAAGTCTGGAAACTGGTGGGAGAAGGATAAGCAACGTGCCTTGTCTAATAACTCTGTAGCCTACACCGAGAAGCCCGATATGGAAACCTTCATGCGTGAATGGCTGTCTCTGGTCGAAAGCAAGTCAGGTGAGCGTGGTATCTTCTCTCGTGTTGCCAGTAAGAAGCAAGCAGCAAAGAATGGACGCCGGGATGCAAATTATGAGTTTGGCACGAATCCCTGCTCGGAGATAATTCTTCGTCCTTATCAATTCTGTAACCTCACAGAGGTCGTGGTCCGAGCTACGGATACACTTGAGGACTTGGAACGGAAAGTAAAACTGGCTACAATCCTTGGTACTATCCAGTCTACCTACACCCACTTCCCCTATCTCCGTAAGATTTGGAAAGATAATACTGAAGCCGAACGTCTCTTGGGTGTGTCGTTGACTGGGGTAATGGATAACAAGATGCTCACTAACGATGCCAGTGCCGTTAGTCTTTGTGGGCTTCATCTTCATCAAATCTTGGAGCGTCTGAAGAATGTTGCTATTACCACTAACGCTGATTGGGCTGCTCGTCTGGGTATACCTGTTTCTACTGCTATCACTTGCAACAAACCATCCGGAACAGTCTCTCAGCTTGTTGATAGTTCTTCTGGTATTCATGCTCGCCATAGCCTATACTACATCCGCACCGTAAGGGGTGACAACAAAGACCCCCTGACACAGTTCATGAAGGATCAAGGTATCCCGAGTGAGCCGGATGTCATGAAGCCCGACAGTACCACTGTCTTTAGTTTCCCCATGAATTCTCCTGTAGGCGCAGTTACTCGTAACGACATGACTGCTATTGAACAACTAGAGTTGTGGTTGGTATATCAGCGCCATTGGTGTGAGCATAAGCCTTCCGTGACAATCACAGTCCGGGACCATGAATGGCTTGAAGTTGGTGCTTGGGTTTATAAATACTTCGATGAGGTGTCTGGTGTGTCCTTCCTACCAAGTTCGGATCATACCTACCTTCAAGCACCCTACCAAGAGTGTACTGAACGAGAGTACCTAGAGGCTTTGTCTGTTATGCCCGCAAAGATTGATTGGTCCAAACTGAGTGAGTATGAGACTGAAGACACTTCTAAAGGTACAAGTACTTTTGCTTGCTCTGGGGGAAGTTGCGAAATTGTAGACTTGACCTAAGAACCATGTTCTATATCCTCACTCGTGATGATTGCCCTTGGTGTGATAGAGCCAAGGAAGCACTTAATAATCGGGGGGAGGCCATAACGGCCTTTCTCTACACAGAACACCCAATGCTTATTAAACTCATAGACAAGGCAGGGCTAAAGACTGTCCCTCAGATTTGGCATGATAAGAAGTATGTAGGTGGCTGCGCTGAACTCTACAAATACCTAGAGGAGTTAGACAAATGATTGCTGAGAAGCCACGAGGTAAGCGGGTAACGAAGTACAAGGGTGCAGAGGAAGAGTCTGTAGGTAAACTTGTACCAATCCTCCCCCGTAATGAAAATCAGCGCACCTACCTAGATGCCCTAAAGAAAAGCAATCAGGTTATCGCTCTAGGCCCAAGTGGAACAGGCAAAACTTGGATTCCAGTCACCTTTGCTTGCAACCTCTATCTTGGACGTAAGATCGACAAGATCATCCTGACTAGGCCAGCAGTGTCTGTAGGTAAGTCTCTGGGTGCCCTTCCCGGTGACATGAATGAGAAGTATGCCCCTTGGCTATCGCCTCTCCTTAGCGTCATGGAGGAGCAGATGGGGAAGGGTGTAGTTGAGACAAGTGTCAAGAATGGTAACATTCGTATGGCCGCATTAGAGTACATGAGAGGATCATCCTTCAATGACGCTTTTGTTATCTGCGATGAAGCCCAGAACCTGACTATCGAAGAACTAAAGATGTTGACTACAAGGATTGGAGAAAATTGTACCTTTGTACTCTCTGGGGACATCCGACAGTCTGACATCAAGCAACAGTCTGGACTATCTAAAGCAATCCACCTAGCTAAGAAGTACCAGATGGACATCCCTGTCATTGAGTTTACTGTTGACGACATCGTAAGAAGTGATGTATGTAAGCAGTGGATACAAGCGTTTTATGAGGAGAATCTCTAATGGTCTTTAAGGTTGGTGATGCTGTAGTCTCGACCCTTACAACGGATAATCTTGGTGCGGGTACTGTGCTATCTGTTACAGAAGATCATGCCTTTGTAGCTTTTGCTAATCGTAAAAATAGCATGTGGTGCTACAACGAAACCCTGAAAAAGTATGATGATTGGGAACACGATATGAACCAAGTACAGCAAGAGATTGACTCAAGGGCATCCTATGACCCTCCTACCTTCTCTGATGCAAGTTATGCAGTAGAGAATCCAAACCACTATACTCACGGTGAGATAGAATGTATTGACTACCTAAAGGACAATATGCCCTACGAAGCTTTCCTTGGTTTTCTGGAAGGGAACTGCAAGAAATATCTACATCGCTGGAGACTCAAGCAGAAACCCGTAGAAGACCTAAAGAAAGCCCGCTGGTATCTTGAGCGTCTTATCTCAGAACTAGAAGACTAAACAAATGAAAAAGCCAGTAAGCTAGGACATATGATCCTGACTTACTGGCTTTTTTTTATTTATTCGTTATTTATTCTGATGGGGGTCTTTTGTAGATATCCAAGATGTCTCGTTTGACTTCCTTTAGGTCAGTCTGGATGTCCCGCATAATCTCACGGTCTTCACCACGTCTTTCGTCTCTTGAGATAATCTCAGTCTGTAGGAGAGCAATCTGTTTCTCATTAGTTAGAACCCTACGAACCAACCAAGTTCCTGCCGAAAAGATAGCAGCGATTGCACTCCCAATAACGTATTCTAAGTAATCCATCTCTTAAATAGCCCTCTTATTGATCTTGAAATTTCATTAGGGGACGGTAGCAACCATCCAAGAATAAGAAGCAACATCATCCATAGGGGTGTTTGTTGGATCGTAACTTCTTCAATAGTATCCGCGATAACAGGGGTGTCTTGCTGAACTACATCCCTTCCTGCTTCTGTTGTGTTCTGATTGCCTACAACTTGTTGAGTGTTCTCTTTGCCTGCTTGTACATTGGCTGCTGTGTTTACTCCGGAAGACAACCCACCCAGCATTTTAAGAGGCGAGCAAGAACTAAGGGTTAAGATAAGCATCACCCCAACTAGGAAACGCATTGTTCTTACTCCTATTCGTTGCTTTTGGGACTATGGCTAGATTCCAAGGCACATGAAGACCACACACGTTATTTCCCAGCAAAGGGACAATGTGGTCTACCTCATGCGGTTTACCTGTAGACTTTGAGACTTTTGAGCAAGTGTTGTAGATCGCTCTAAGCTGTTCTTTGTGTTCCTTGGACAGTAAAAAGTTTTTGGCAGACTTGTTACGACGAGACCTACTTCCAGATACAGCAGAGCAAACTTTAGCCCTGTAATCCTCATCGTTGGAGTACTTGTCTCTCCTACATTTTGCAGCAGCTTCTAATCTACGCTCTTTGTTTTGCACACCCCATTCGACTAGTTTCTCAATGCTTTTGGCCTTGTACTCTGGGTCCGCCTGCATTTTCTTTCTGTTACGCTCAGCTTGTTTCTTGGACTCGCACGATTTGCACCAACTACGATATTGGTCATACCCATTTCTGTAACGAGTCCGAAATTCATAAAGCCATTTTGCTTGTTCGCAACAAGTACAAACACTAAACAGCACGTCACAGCCCCTTCTGACAGAGCGTAGCCTTACTATCAGCCCTACGGTTCTGTAGCCCCTTTATGGTTTCACCATCAGCCTTGACCCACTTGCGGAGTTCATTACAAGCCTCTTTGTAGCGACCAGCATTAGCGAGTTTCATCATGGTTGACTTGCAGACAGAACTTGTACCTACATTATAGGACAGCTCTAACAGGGATGCTTGAACACCCACAGGCATGTTCTTGTTGGTCATACAAGGCTCTAGTTTGCTATAGTACTCTCCTACAGCTACTTGGAGCATCTTCATACACTCTGCTTTGGTGTAGCTATCTCCCATCCTTACACCACGAGTCTCCCCGTAGCAGACAGTTGGAACCCCTACAATATCCCTATAGGCGGTAGTCTCTAGCCCTTCCCACTTGGCAATGAATGGGGTAGCTACAAGGATTACAGCGGCT